AAACGGCGGGGTCATCGACAAGGCCCCCGTTAATAAGCATAACGGGGATTGATGTCTTGGAATGCCACATTTCCAAGGTATCAATCTCGTTGAGGCGTTCTTGAGCAGTCTGAATCAACTGGACATCGCTCATACCACCGATGTCTTTCAGATTGTCATTGAACGTCAGAATCTGATATGGGTTCCGTAGGTTTGTGTACGGAAGGTTGTCTTCGAGCAAAGGCTCCGAAACGTCGTCCATGAAATGGAAGAACTTGTCTGATACAAAATCGTAAACTTCGTAAATTGTAATCCACTGGTACACATTTTGAGATGCGTACAAGTCCGAAGTGTTGTCCTTGAGGGGGTCTTTTAACCACTGTGGGAACGCCCCGAAGGTTGCTCGGTCTGCGACTTCTTTATTATAAATGCCTTTCTTCCTACCTTTTCCTTTGGCTCGTTTTTCAAATTCACCACGGGTGAGTACGGTAACTTCGATGATGTATCGAATGTCCTCGTATTCCTCTACGGAGTTGTCGAAGAATATGTTCTTAGGGTCGATGACTCGGAAGATTGGCGTTCGTCGTTTGGGGTTCCAGACTGTCTTCATAAATGCACGAGGCCAAACGCTTGCTCGTGTGGTTAGTTTCCAAAGTTTTTCGTGTACTTTGTTTCGTCTAAGGCAGTCGTTGATGAGCATTTCTCGCAGCTTGGCTGCTTCACGTAGGTCTTCTTTTCTAGGTTGTACTGTGACTTGGGGATTTGGTGGCACGATGTTGGCGACCATGGTGTCACAGTAGGAGTAGACAAAGTTCTGCTCCATTGTAATCTCATCGGAGTTGTAGTTGGGTACACCCAAGCTACCGTCCAGTTCGTAGTCCTCATCATTTGTTCGGAAGAACTCGCTTCGATACCAACGTGCCCACTTCGCCCAACGCTTGCGGTCTCCATCCATTTTGGTCTTGTGTTGTTTGATAATGGAAGGGAACTTCTTTGCGGGATTGTATTTTGTATCGGCCACGGTGACTCCTTAACGTCGCTTGTTTCGTTTTTTATTTCGAATCATGCGAGTGGACTTGTATTTTGATTTTCGAGATTTGTTTTTAGTCGCTTTTTCTACGTCTTTCAAATACTGCTGGCGTGCATTATACGCCATGTTGTTGAAAGGAATCACGTTATCAAAAGAAACTTCCTCGTGCTCACCGGGCTTGCTCCGTTGAGGTAAGTCTCGTGCTGCGTATGCAGCCCAAATTAGTGCGCTAACTTTATCGTAGTGATGTTTTTCTCTGCGATGTCGACCTACCTTCCCGCGGAGCATCAGTGATTTATCCGAATCCTGCACCTTCTTGTCGTTTTTGTAGGTCATCAGTTGCTGTACGAGGTCTTCATCGTACAGTTTTAGGTTGTCCATCAGTGCATCGAGGAGATTTGCCAGACCTTCGTCGATAGATTTCGAGGTTGCCGGGATACCTGGCTTCATTTTGTCGTGGTAATACAGGTTTTCCCACTCTTTGGTCTGCAAAATGGCGAGCACTGCAGCTCCTACACCGTTCGATTCCACCAAAATGTAGGCGTTATTGTACCTTCGGGCGGTGAGTACGAGGCGTTCTGCTACAGAAACCGGGTCTGCTTCGTTGTCAGAGAAGCAAGCGACCTGTGTCCACTCGTTTTTCCAGACCTTCAGCACTTGAAAAGAGGCGTGGTCACCCGCTCCAAAGCCCGCAGGGTCAACGCCGATGGCGTAAATGGCACCTGCTTCGGGTGCTTCGTACTCTTGGAACGGTCCTTTCCAGGGTATGAGCAGGGGTGACTTAATGTGTTTCTCTAGAATGCTTTTGTGGATGACCCCACCGGCTGTTGCCATCCAGCATGTCACCGAATCGAAGGGATAAAAGGTGCGGAAAAGGTCGGGGTTCCTTCGGATTTCTGCATCTGCTTCTATCATTTCTCTACGAAATGCTAGGTTTTCCCACGTCAGTCCTTTGGAGTGGTACTGCTCGTACAACTCTAGTTCTTCTTTGTGGGGTGTTGCGTTCTTTGGCCAAGGTCTGCGGGCCAGTTTGTTATCCCAGAAGGGGAAAAATGCTGCCACCCATCTACCTTTGCCTCGTTTTGCGGAGTTAAACAAGTCTTGCCAGTACCGAGCACCCGGTGCACCGGAAGGAACGGGCGTACATTCGACTACGGCAGTGGCATGTTGTCGGTTGATAATAGATGGCAGCATTAAGTTCATAATGGTTCCGGGGCTGGAAAAGAATCCAATCTCGGAAATGTGTACCGAATCCGGGGATTGTCCGATCCCCACTGCCCCACTTTCAGCAG